CACCGAGCCAGTTGTATGTCTCTTTGTCGGTTTCGCTATTGAAGACTGTAGCTACCTTCTGGTAGTCAAGAAAATTATTAGCCTGTTCCGCCAGAGACTTCTTGAAAACTACACGATAATTGGTAGTCAGCGCAGCTAGTAAATCGCTAGTTACAATCATTTTTTTAACTCCTTAATTTATTTCTGGCTAGGATTAACCTTCCTTAGCCCAAACGCCGTTTAGTTTCGTTGCGACCCATCCTGCCGAGCCGTCTCCGACCAGCCTTACCATATCGCCGTAGTCAGCCGTAGCCTTCGTGTTTATGAGGTCTTTGTTATCGGTGTTAGTGAGGCTAGGCGCAGCGATACAATCCGCAGCGTTAGGTGATATGGTGATGATGTTATTTCCCGCTGCTCCTGTGTTCCAGAACTCATATACCAGACCTTTCACGGTCGCCGGGAGGGTAAAAGCCTTGGCATCGGTGGCGATGGCGAAACGAGTACCCGAATCCTTTACAGTACAGGTATAGTTATCGGTCTTGGTAACGAAGTCAAGCTCGTTACTCATTTCGTTTTGGAATTTCTGACCCAGGGTTATGGCTGGAGCAATGTCAATCCATCCAGAGGTTGTTGATACATATTCAACCAGTACACCGCAGGGTATAGATACCGTAGCCGGTACATCGTCAATCGTATTGTCATCCTGGAGGTACATCATCTGCCCGACCATCACTTGAGTAATAGAAGTAGCCGTGAATTTGAATAGCCCTCTGGTAAAGACTCTACACCACTCAGTACCTGCTCCGTCGGAATCATCTACCTTCTCGGCAGCGACCCCGGCAAATTTATGCCCGGCTGTAGCCTGTCCTGCTAACGCCAAGCCAGAAGCATCGGTGGTAACCAAACCACCTTTATAGATTATATCCGTTCCCATAAGAAGAGATTTCAGCCCTTCTTGTTTTCGTGCTCTTTCTACATCCGCAGCTAAAGCAGTCATTTATTTTGCCTCCTCGATTTCTGATTTCTTCTCGGCAAGCAATTCCTCTTCAGAGATACCCATAGTCTTGCCGACCTCGATGTCCTTTTGGGTGAGGGCTACATCAGAAGTGTCTCCACCCTCTCCGCCGGACTCTTCAAGGTCAATGACCTTAGAGGCGTTCTCAGTAAAGGCGATAAATCCTTCAGGATTATTCTTTGCGTAATCGCTTGCCCATTCCTTCTGCTTAGGCGTGATTTTGCCATCCGTGATAGCCTGGGCTACCATAGTGGATGCCTCATTCTCTCTAAGCTTTGTGTCGAGTCCGTCTACCTTTTCCGCTAGGGAATCGGCAGGCGTTTTAGTGTCGGCTTTGGCTTTAAGGGTTTTGATGGCATTGATGACATCTTCCTCTTTGGTTTCCTCAGCCAAGCCCAGTATTTCCCTTGTTTCTTTAAGCATCTTTTCTTCGACCTCCTTATGCTTATTATCCCCTTCTCCGGTTGAAGCGGAATCGACTGGCGATTCCCCCTGGACCGAAGCGGTTTCACCGATTACCTTATATACCTTTTCGACCTTAGCGGTTTTATCGGTGTCGAATTCAATCACTCCGTCTTTTTCGGAGTATGGAATCTTTATCAGTTCACCCTTCTTACCAGACGCAATTACATAATCAGTGTAGACCTCCTTTATGTAGCACCCTGGCTCTGCGACATCATTGTTGCTGAATTTATCACTGAACGCCTTATAGACGCTATCTATCTTTTTATGTAGCTCTTCATCCTCAGCGAGTCCGTACTCCCTGGCAAAGACAGCCTTTACCAGCTCTCTGTTATCCTTGACCTCTTCGCCGAATTCGTAGATTACTGTATCTACATTCTCCATATCGCCTTCGGAGTAGTTAGTTTGGATGTCGGCGATGGTTTTTACCGCCGGTATATCTCCGCCGAGAAGAGCTACGGCTTTTAGAACTAGTGGATATTTCTTACCTGCTATTTCGTAGTTATGATAAAGTTCGCTTGATACCTTTTTATAGCCACCGGCTGATATGATGTCTCCAATCTTCTTAGGGACATCCTTGAAGTCCGCCACCAGTTTGCTCCCTACTGCCTTAAGGGATGATACCCATCCGGCAGAGGGCAGTCCATCCTTCTGTAAAAGCTTCTGGTTGCCGTCGTGACCGAGCTTAATCGGAGGTTCGTAGTTAAGCTTCTTATTGCCAGATAGTTCATTAAAAGATTTGACTGCTGCTTTAAGGTCATTCTTCTTATATGTCTTAGATTCTGGGTAGCCCTTCCAAGTACCTGTAGCCAGTATCTCTACTCCGGTTATATCTACTGTTTCCAGGGCTTCATCGAGCTTGGTCCAGTTACCGTCATCATCCTGTTTATAGGATTTCTTTATAGCTCCCCAGGCTTGTTTGAACGCAGACGCTTCATCTGATCCGCCGTCAAGTGCCGAATTGATTACATTCATAGCTATAGTCTTTGCTTCATCCGGTAGATTCTTGAAAGCCTCAGGCAGTTCTTTGATAGTTTTATACGGCATTGTCCTTGCCCTCCTTTATTATCTGTCCTATCTTAATACCGAAGTAAAAGCCTACTGCCATCAGCCAGGGAGAATTAGCCAATCCTACCAGGGCTATGATAGTGGTTATGTCCAGTTCCATAGTGGCTATAACATAGAAGAGTATTCCATAGAATCCTACCCCGGCTATGGTAGCCAGTAATGCTCTTACGCCAAAGTCTTTTACGAGTTTCATCTTACTGTCGCCGGGCTCTCTGCTTTGCTTATGAATACCAACACACACCGGCATCGTGTACCGCCCAGGCATTTAGGGTTGCCCGCTTGATACTCGGCTGTCTGTGGGTCGCTGTAATCCCATTCCTTGCCATCCAGTGGCATACACTCCGAGCAAGTTCCGCCATCCATCAAGGCTGAGTATTGTACTCGGTCAATATCATCCTTAACCTTGTCGGCTTCATAAGACCTGCCGAAGTTAAAAGCCTCGCCTACAGAGAATCCGGCAGAGGCTATAAGCTCCCGGTCTGAAAGCCCTGTTAAGCCTGTCTGTAGATAGTTCTTGTTTACGATGCCTGATTTTATCTGGCGGAGTGCCTCGAATGTAACGAACTGCTTTAGCTTGTTGGACATCACCCCTGCCGATGCCTTAGCCCTGGCTTTGATAAATTCCTTTACGATAGGCAGCTCGGATGGGTCGATAGGTACTGGCAGTTCGGCAAGTTCTATATTCTTTTGGAGTGATAGTTCTTTTTTAACCTGGAGTCTGCCGTACTTAAACATATCGGAGAGAACTCCTGTCATCTTTGTTATCATAGAAGTCTTATAGCGGACTTCAATATCATCCAGCTTATCCAGGTTCTTTGTCTCTATCGCCTTTATAGTTACATCCGCCAGGTTAGCTATCTGGTTATCCATCACTTCCTTAGTCTCCGTGATGAATTCAGCTTCGCCCTTCTTGAGTACCTTCTCTATCTCTTCAAAAGCTACGAAGCCCTCTGCGAATGTCTTAGCCCGGTGGAACTTAGGCTTCTCTTCCGAGCCTTCGAATTCGGATTCCTCTTCCTGCTCCGGCTCCGGGGGTAAGTCAAGCGTACCTCTCAAGGAATCCCTGACCTGTTTATCAATAGTCAATGCCCCTGCGTTTGTAGTGTCCACTATAGCCTTGATATAGGTATCGATGTTCCTGGTTTCTAATCCGCTTACCACCAGTTTAGGGTAAGCCTCTACATTGAAGTTGAAATCGACTAGCTGAGGTATGGCGTATCTGTTTATGGTCTCGCATATATTTTTCCCTAAGGATTTGAGTGCCATTAAGAAAAAGGAACTCTGGTCTCTCGCAAGGGCGAAACTACCTACGCCAGTAGTACCCAGGTTGAGGAATTGAGCCAGTACCGACCTGGCTATCATCCTGTCGTGGTGTTCTATTGACGGCATAAGGTCTTTGATAGAGCCTTGAAGCCCTTTAATGTCGAAGTCATAAGAGTCGGCAAGCCTTATATACATCTTCTCGTGAGCCTGGAGGTATTCGCCCATCGTTTCAAGCCGGGCTTTCTCTTCCGGGGAAATTTCCGGCGGATGCTTGAAAGTCGGAACGCCTAAAGCGTGTCTCTCAGAGGCAACGCCGTCTATCCTGTATAGATGGTCTTTATAGTACCAATGCTTATAAGCGGAACGGAGTACCGATGTTCCTTCGAAGTTGCTTCCCTCTTTCTCGTGAGTAAAGACCAGGAGCTTATCTGCTTTAATAGGTATGAACTTGTAAGTGCCTTGCTTGAAGACTAGCTGTTCTACTCCATCTAATCCGCCGTGGACATCAAGATTCCACTTCCAGATTGTCTTCTGTAGCCTGGGGGCTAGTTTCCGCCACTTGATATATCCGTCTTTGTCAATCTCGTAGACTTTCTCAAAGACGCTATAACCAAAGGGGAGCATCATTAGAATATGATGTAAAAAAGAATCCCAGGTGATAGACATTCCATCGAAGAGATTGCGTTCAATGAACTTTGCTACATCTACATCAGCTTGGTCTTCGCTTGCCGGTTGTACTGTCCAGGTTGCGGAGTGGAACGGCAGTTCGCATACCTGTAGCACGGCTTTAACCTGTCCATCAGAACGCCTCATTCTGTCAAAGACTTTAACGGCTTTGCCACCCCTGAGGTCAGCGTTATATTCCTCTTCTGATAGCTGTCCTGATAAAAGAATAGTTCCCGAAGCTCCTACTTCTCCCATAGTAGCCTGAGAACGATTATCTTTCTCTGCGAATGAAACAGATAGAGGTCCGAGTTTTAATTTCAATCGATTAACTCATATCCCTTATTCTCTCCCTCTCGTATTGATTTCCCTTATATTGACTATAATGCCAACTTCTCGCCTTGTCAAGCTTTAGAACTCCTTATCACTGAGCCTCTTGAATTCGAGTTCTTTCTTCTTTAGTTTGAATTCCTGGTCTACTTTCGCCATCGGTTGCCAGATGTCATCTACTCCATAGGAGAATACATCTACTATATCATCGTGCTTACCAGCCGGGAACTTAGACATCTCATCAAGGAATGTTGCCAGCCAGGAGGCGTTCTGTGGCAAGAATACCCTCTCCGCTTCGCAGATGCCGGTAATTAGGCTTGCCCTCTGCTCTTTGCTTCCCTTGGCGGTTATCTTAGTGACTGGTATTCCGGTCTTTCTTTTAAGTGATGGGATCAGGGCTTGACCTGACGCAGCATCCTCCACCTTTACAGAAGAGGGTAGATGCAGGTTATATTGAGCCTGCGCCATCCTCTCTAACTCCGGGTATTCCAGCTTGTGCCGGTAGAGATCGAGAACATAGATTCCCTTTTCAGTCTTCCCCAGGGTTAGGCAGGTGTTATAATCGGAGGTGGCTTTTGTTTTATAAGCTGTGTCCCAATATTGCCGTTTTACTAGGATGTCGGGTAGCTCGGTATAGTATTGCCACCAGTCCATCTTGAAGAGTGTTCCCTCTTCCTTCGATGGTCTCTGCTGGTAAAGTCCAAGCCAGTATCTTCCGTTAGTACCGCCAAATCCCTCTTTTAGAACGCCTAGGGAATCAGTATCAAACATATCCGGGCAAAGCGGTTCGCCTGGTTCTCTGCCGAGTATATCGTCTTCCTCTGCCAGAGCCGGTAGACGGACATAATCCCAGTCCTCAGGTGAGTTCTCTATAATCCTGCCTACTAAATCATCATCGTGCCATCTAGTCATAATAAGGATAATCGAGCCATCCTGATACATTCTGGTTCTCGCTACTGTAAGCCACCACTTGTAGGTAGCTTCCCTGTAGACGGCTGATTCGGCTTCGGCTATGTTCTTAATAGGGTCATCGATGATAAGCAGGTTGAAGCGTTTACCCGTCATCGGACCTCGGACACCGGCGCAGAACATATATCCTTTATGACCTGCTATTCTCCAGAATGATTTAGCTTTGGTGTCTCTTTTGAGTTCGATACCGAGCCTATCGCTGTGTTCGGTTATGGTGTCTCGTGATTCTTCTCCCCAGAACGCTGCGAAGTTTGATTCGTATGTAGCCAGTCCGATTCGTTTATCTGGGAACTCGGATAGATACCAGACTGGCGTATAGTGGGATATAAGTTCTGATTTGCCGTGACCTGGCGGTATTGAGACTATGAGGCGAAGAGGTTTATTGCGTATATCCGCAATCTTATCGCTGATTAAATCAAGATGGTCGTAACGCTTCCAGTCTCCACCTGAGATTGATTCCGCCAGGTCCGCCGGGCTAAAGAAGCTACCGGAGAACTCAACCTTCTCCGGTATGTAGTTTTCCAGCGATACAAAAGTCATAATTTTATACCGCCATTAAATTGGTAATACCGCCTGCTCTTCTGTGATGCCATATCTGCAGGCAAAACATAGGTCTTTACCCTGAGAGCCTAGCCTGTCGGCTATCTTCCTCAGCAGCCTATTATCCTTATCGTTAGACTTATAGCAAAGCCTGTACTCTTTACCGCACTCATCGCAAGCGTGGTATTCGGTATAGAGAGTAGCCTTTACTTTGTCATTCGGCAGAGTTATCGAATAGCCCAATATCACTTTAATTACACCTGTTATTATTTTCAATTTCCCTTATGCTCCACTCGGGAGCTATCCCTTTCTCTTGCCTTTACCGTTTAGCTTGTCTAACAAGCGTGTGATTATATCCTCGTAAGTATCGCCTTTGCCACCAAGCTTTGATAGCCTGGTGGCTGTGCCTTTACTGACGGCGATTGATGTATTGTTTTTAGCTTGTTTCATATAAGTATCTCTTCAAGTCATTCTTAAGGTAATAATCGCATCCTAAAGATTCAAGCAGTTCCTTTACTTCCCTGGCGAATTTCTGCCAGTTTATATTCTAGGCTCTGCTTGGATATGTAGTCTTTCCCGATACATTCTTCCAGCGCCTTAATGTTATACTCCCGCTCTATCAAATCCCTCTCTAGCAAATATACCTCTTCCCCGTGAGCTTCTCTTGATATATAGTCTCGTTTGAGTATGGCTTCACATAGTTTTCTTGTTGCCGTAGCACCACAATTACAGAGATTTTGACCACCTAGTTTAGTGCTACAACCTACAGCGTGTTCTATCGGCAATATATGTTCAGTATCTTTAGTCATTTCTTACCGCCTTTAAGTCATACTCGCAATTCTTAAATAGGATTGAATAAACTCCGTGGTTTAATATCTTCACACTCATTGAAGCACCGCAAGAGTAAAATACCCTTAAGCCCTCGGTCATATTTTGGGGTGGGTAAGTGTGCCCACCAGACCAACTTTCCCCACAAACCAAGCATTTCTCTGGCATCATAATTCCCGTCTCTACGTGTTCTATTTCAGTCATTTCTCATTACTCCTTATGGGTTATATCTTTCTTTAAACGTTCCTGTAATTCTAATCTCGCCTTTCTCAATTTAGTACAGCCCGACATATGTAGCCCTGTCATTAACCTACCACAGACACAGAGCATAGCTGTATCGCAAAACTTCTCAAATTCCTCCATTGTCTTAAACTTTTTAGCCATCTTTACTTATCCCCCTTCTCTAGTTCTTGTTTAATTCTTCTTACTAATAACCTATAATCTTTTAATGTTAATACGGTTTTGTGGTTTTCAGCTTTATCACTCACTTCACAAAACGGGAACAGTTCCGATTTCAACCTATCTATCACTTCTTTAACACCTGCAGGGTAGGATTTATCGTGCTGGGCTTTACAAAGTTCTTCTTCTAGAACATCATTATCTTTATAGGGTTCACCCACGAAACCCAAGTCTTTTGTTCATCTTGTTTTACTAGATTATTTGCTACCTTTCTATTCCAATCTTCCGCTTTTATCTTACCTTGTTTATTGCTCATCCTTTAATTCCCCCTCTCCATTTACTACTTGAGCTTTGAGATAGCTCGGCTACTTTCTTAGTCGGTATCAGGTAGTTATGCTCTACGAGCCATTGACGAGCCCGGCGGATTAGCTCCGGGTAAGTTGCTGCTACCCTGAACCATAGGCGGAATTCTTCGTGGCTGATTTTACAGGGCATAGCGTCTATCTGCTTCCAGTACTGGTAAGTGAGTTCCTTGTCAAAGTCCGTTACCTTGTTATAAGGCGGTACGGCAGTCCTGGAGAGGATCGTTAGTATCTGTTCCGCCTGGGTCTTTATCATACCGGGGGCGTGTTTAACTACTATCTCTCCGAAGCAATCCTTCTCTAATATGCTGAAGTTCACTTTCATCATATCCTCCCACTTTATATATTGGTACGAAGTCCGGGCTTTGCCTGGCGGACCGGCAGCTACAGGCGTGAGTCATAAAGGGATTCTTGGAGTAGCAACCGGCATTACATAGGTACTTAGGTTCTCCGCCTGTCTTTGCTTCTACTACAAGCTGGTAATCGTGCTGGTGGTTAGCTGGTATTTTATGTTTCTTTGGCATATTGGTTGCCCTTCTATAATCGTTATAACTATTATAATAGAAACACTAAGCGGTTGTCAAGTTATATCAGTCTTTTTTAGTCTCAATCTGTAGCATCTTCTCTCGCCTGTAAGCATCTACTCCCTTAAAGAATACCCTGGTAAGCGAGTCTCTCATAGGCTTAGGAACTCTTGCCGTAGCCAGGGAATCCCTGAATATATCGATGATACCTAACGCCATTACATTGTAGATAAACGAGTACTGCTCGATGCGGTCTGTAGCCTCTCCCATCGCCAGGCGTTCTATCTTAGTTCCTTCCCTTGCCAGAGCCACTATGTCGCTTACTGGCAAGTCTATATAGTCGGTTTTTTTGAATAGGTCTATCAGCACTTGAAGTCCTACAGAGGATAGGTTACGCATATTCTTGCCCAGGACAGCTTGTTGCCGGTTCATATGCTCTATCTGAAATATCCTCTCGCTTTCGTGCTTCTCTTTGAGCTTTACATCCAGTTCTGTTACTCGTTTCTGCCAGTCGTATTTATGGGAATAGTTCTTAAAGGTATTCAAAGCCCTTTTCAGTCCAAGCATAGACAAAGATTCTCTTAGCTTCAATAGGCTTCTCTCCGGACCGAGTTTATAATACATAGCGAAGTAGATATCCGCCTTCTGTTTGGTGCGTGATTCTCTTAGCTTTCTCTTCTCAACCTTCTTTTTAAGAGCCTCGGCGTCATTCGGCTTTTGTCCCTTAATCTTCTTTTTCGGGGTATCGCCACCTTTTAGCTTTGTCATATTTCCAGTCCTTCTTGAATTGTATCTTCTGCCCTTTAGTTAAATCTTCATAGCAGGTAATAAAGGGGCAGGCTGTCAGACAGGGTTTGCCCTCTGAGTAGATACATCCATTATCCCTTTTATAGCTTTCTGTCCATTCCCTGGCTCCGTATTTAGAGTTTTCGTCTGGCATTTTTAATAAGCCTGGGCGTTACCGCCGGTGAAGCGGTGACTTCTTTGAGTTTCTTATCTATTAGTGCCTGGATAATTCCAGCCGGTAAAGGTACTACGCCTTTAGGTATTATCGGGAATCCGATGCTCCGCCAGGCTTCGTTCACGGCTTCGGTACAGGTAAAGCGTCTATCCCTGGCATAGTGGAGTTCTTTAGGTTTGATAGCCCTGAACCTGCCATCTTTTAATAACTGAGCAAGCCAGGCTCTAAGGCATCCGAAGAGTAGCTTCACGAATATAAGATAATCGTACTTAGCCTTTCCGAGCTTGGTGAGGTTAGCACAGGCGATTCTTCCCCATAGCTGGATGTCTATATTCTTTGTAAGCCTGAATACCCTGTAATCTTTATACCAGGATAATCTACCTACACCGATGCCCTTATCCGTAGAATGTAATATGATATAGTCGTCTTCCCTGGCGATGTGGGTGTAGATGATGGCGAAGTGGAATAGCTTAGTATGCGGTGTGAAGATGGCGGTATTGAGCTTGCCGGTGATGCCGGTACTCTTTACGCCTACGATGTCGCCTGCCTGATAGTGCTTCATATCAATACAGCATTTCCTGTAGAACGCCTATCCACCAGGCTGGTACTTTAGATTTATCTGCCCATTCGTTGCGGTTAGGATAGCCCTTTGAGTGAGCCATTCTGACTTCGACCTCTCTTATGAATTTCTGTATGGCTCTGCGAGTGCCGGTTTCCTTTCCGGCATCGAAGCTCCGGGCATCCTGTTTCTGTAGTAACTCATAGACCTTGTTAAGCTTTGGTGCCGGGAGGGTTTCTAATCCAGCTTCTATAATATCTACATTCTTTAATATCCGCTGCTTGGTAACTGGGTCTGCCTTGATACTGGCTATTCTATTCTCCATATTATAAGGTCGCTTCTCTCCGTGTTTCCCTGGCATTGTTTATACCACCTTTCTTTTTAGTAGTAAAGGATTAGCTACTCTGGTTTATCGCCTGTATTCGTGCCTGAGGGCTTCGTTTTAGTGAACTTTACCTCGAAAAAGCCCAGGCGACCTTTATACGGATGTATTCCATCTTCATAGAATATAGGATTCTCCAGCACATAGCCGTACGGACCGGTGAACCAGGGGGATATATGGTTACGGACGCAATCTACTATATCTACCTCTCCGATGATAGCTCCGTACTTCCATATCATAATAAGCCAGGCTATACGCCAGGCGGTCTCTTCTGGTATCAAATCCCGGTTCTTTACAAGCCACTCAAGGGATTCATTATCGAACTTAGCCCCGGCGTGGATGTAGATGCGACCTCTAAAGTTAGTGGCTCTAGTTCGGTTCTCGATGTCCTTGTAGCCTTTAGCTATCAGGTAAGCCCAGGGCTGTTTAATAGATAGTGCTTTCATTTTATATTCCTCCCTGTTTCTCTATAGAATTCACCGGGGGTTATAACCTTATTCTGTGGTTTCTTACCGCCGGACTCCTGTATCTTTACCCTGTTAAGCATCCAGTACATTCTTCTTAAGAATATCTGGCAGTCCTGACAGAGCCCGGCTTTATCAGTCTCCGGATTGAGTTTGTTTTCGCAGCCGTCTACCGGGCAGATAGTATTATCGTGTTTCTTTTCGTGCTGGAGGCATTTTCCGTGAGGGCTTCTGCCGGGGATCGCTGTACCCAGGCATCCGTCTACTGCGCATTTAAGTTGTGTCATTTGTTACCTCCGTTTTTTCTTCATCGCTTAGAGCCCAGGCGAATAAGCTTGTACCGAGACAGATTACCGCCCAGAGAACCATAAAAGGCAGAGTTAGGGTTGCTACTACGGTTTTTATTATGAACATTTATCTTTTATTCCTCCTGACCTTAGGTTTATTGATAGTTGCCGATGCGGAGATAGCCTTTAGCGTTACGAGTTTATTGCCTGAGACTTTCTGGTGGCTCTTAGAGCTAATGCTGATATTAGGTTTCATTTATCTGAGCCTCCCATTTCTTTATCTGGATTACTGATGATAGCCTGTAATAGAAGCTATAGTTATTTGATTCGAGTCTACTGTAATTGAGCCTATACATTATCCCCGATGGTGACATTAAGATTATATGATATATTTTATTCCTGTAGTCTTCTACTATATCCAGTAAAAACCAGCCTTTATCCGTGAATGTTCTTGATTTGGTATACAGGTCGTTGCTCATAAGTTACCCTCCAGCGTATCTTTTATATTTTCGAAGTTCTCCGGTCTCCAGAGGTAAGTTTCGTTCCCAGGGCATTTTTCGAGTTCCTCCAGCCAGAGCTTCTGATCCGAGCGGAGCTTATCCTTTTTAACCTTGAGTTCAGCGAATATAAGCCGGGGATGTTTGACGAGTACCAGGTCCGGGAATCCTTTAGGGCTGTGAAAGCTCTTCCAGGTCCAGTAGACTCGCCAGCCGAGAAGTTTAGCCAGCTGGCATATCTGTACCCTGAATCCCTCGTGGCTCTGCTGGGAATTATAGTCTACTGTTTTAGTCATCTCTGTACCATATGTCCGTATTTGCCCTTGATGTATTTTTCAGGGTCTTCTCCGAGCCTCTTGGAGTTTACTTCCTTGCCGTCCCTGAACTTAGATACATAGCCTTGTGATTTACTGTTAGATAAGATTACCTGGATATAGCGTAGGTTTTTCGCCCCTCTTTCACAGGCAATCTCTAAAGCATCTTTAATCATAACAGGATCGTATTCGTCTTCAAGGTTCTTCAGGGCTTCTTCTATCAAAGGGGTTAGTAGCCCTATGTTAGATTCATATAGTTTATATATATCTATATCATCATTATTCTTTGTAGTAATCTTGTGTGTAATATGGGGTCGGTTTTGCGAGGGGGATTGTACTGAACTGTTGGACGGCGTTGTATCACCTAGTTGGACAACGGTGTCCAACTTGTTGGTCACTTCCTCTCGTAAAGTTAGTGACCTCTCAATGAGGGTGGATAAAACATCGTAATTGACAAGGTAATGGGTTACTCGTGGCAGTCCTTTTACCTCTACATCAACTATTCCGAGTTTTACAGCCTCGACCTTTGCTGTCTTAGCTTCCCTTTCGGTGATGCCGGTCTCCCCGATGATGTCCCTGGCTGATTTGTAGAACCAGCCCCCGGCTTTTATGTTATCCCAGTAAAGAATCTGGCTGAGCCAGATACCGTAACTGGCTCTCCCCATTACTTTAGAAAGCACAGGGTGATAAGCCACCACCCTTTGACCCAGTAATGCTCTTAGCATTTCCTTGTTGTTACTCAAGGCTTCTTGCCCCCCTTCTTTAGATTACATCCTGAGGCCGATTCTATTATCTCTCCGGTCTTTATATTGACTGGCATCATCCGGAGGTCGAGTTCTCCCTGAGGCGACTTGATTACTACATCTAAATCCTGTCTACGCTTCTGAAAGTAGAGTAGCCGGGCTACCTCTGATGGCGGAGCTACGCATTCAAACGAGAACTTAGTTACCTGTTCGGCGTTGCCCTCTTTGTCGATTACCAGCTTGGTAGAAGTGGTTAGATGGCTGATGTTGAGTAAGTTTACCCTCACTTCTGGCATTAGTTTCCTCCCTTGTATTTATTTACTGGCGAAATACGAAACTATTAAGAAATTGATAAATTCGGTGATAGTCATACCCAGGCGGTCAGCCTCAGTTTTAGCCTTGTTAAGATTGCCTGTCGGCAGTCTCCAGCCGACAGCCTGTTTGCCGGGGATGTTCTTATTCTTATTCGGGGTCTTTGTGTCAGTAACCATTCTCCCTACCTCTCTTTGATTAGATTAACATTATGCTAAGTGGTTGTCAATAGGTTATTTACCTGTTTTCTTTTTAAGGTCTTCGAATGCTTTATCGAAGTCTTTTATTTCGGATATGTTACTAAGCCCAAGAATTAGCAATACATCGCTGAGGTTCTTGCCGAGGCTGGACTGGACTGCGGTCAGGAATTCACCGGCGTTGGAGAAGTGTAGCTTGCTGTTAGCCTGGACTGTAGATTCCTGCCTGGCAGCCTTAGGCGGATGGGTTTTAACGCTTATCCTGGAATCACACCAGTCAAGAGCCTTTTCCCATAGCTTTATAAGCCGTGCCGGTGGCTCTCCGCCACCGATATAGATGCTGGTGTAGCTTTTCATAACATTACTTACGGCGGACTGCGCCTCTATACTGGCGGTCTTCTCCGGGCTTTCAGATCCGTTTGCTGCGCCGGATGCCTGGACCGGAGTACCCTGTTCTATAACCTTAAACTTCTTGATATTATGGTACTGTCCGTCAATCTCTACTTCCGCCTCTATTACTGCTCCGGGGCTTAACTTGGCGAGCCCGGCATCGAAGCCTGAGAACTTAGCTCCCTTATCATCCGTGATGGTGGTTAGTACCCATTTCTTTTTCTCACTTCCGCCTGGTTTAGTGGCTATGCTTTCTACCTTGATATTCTGTGCCATTGATTTTCCTCCCTTAGATGTTCTTGACAATCTGTTTAATTTCTTGGAGAATTAGAGTGTATTGGTTTTCCCTATCTCTTGACTATAGGCTAGTGAGCTTCTCCCGGCTCTCTAGCCTATTACTTTATAAACCCTGCTTTCTTAAAGGCTACAGTCCTCAGTTCGTTAAGCCTGACCTTAGTTCTCCGTAGTGTCCGGGGACTTACAGTTAAAAGGACTGATACCTTAGGTTCTTCTGGTTTGCCGAAAAGTCTTTTGATTATATTTAACATCTGGTAATTCCTCCTATTCATATTCAATGCCTAGTTCTTCAATAAAGCTATCTATATCCCTTAAAGCATCATTGCCTGCATCTTCTAGCCATTGCTTGTGAGCCTGGAGAGCTTCCAGGCAATCCTTTTTAGTTTTAAGACCAGAGGCTTCGGCAATATCAAAATCAAATTGGTCTTTGTAATTCTTCACTTTAGATATTACTTCTCTGGTTCTCATTAATTTACTCCTGCTAATAATAGCATATTACTAAGTAGAATTCAAGTGCTATCTTCATTACTCCTTACTCCTTCACTACCAACTCTGGGTTCTCGTATATGTTGCCGATGACTTCCCAATATCTAGATATATCATCTGGCATACCCATTCCAGTTATTTCAAAGCAAGCCCATTCGTCATTCCAGTAAACCTTATATCTTGGCGGTTTAACAATCCAATAATCTATATTGCTATCGTGCATATCAACACACTCAACTATATCCCCTTCATATATCTCTTTACAATTCTTGTCTTTTAGTCCTGTGTATTGCATAATCTTGTAATTACCATAAAGCCCATCACCCGCACCGTCACTAACCCCATTTTCCTCAAACCAATAGAGGTCATTTATGTAATCCATTTCTTTACGGCGTCCTTCCCAAGCCTTGAACTTTATCTCTCTCATTTACTTATCCTCCTTGGCTATGAGTTTTTTTACTGCCTTTATCTCATCTTCGTCGGCATATCTAGTAATGTCTACCATCATTCTATTACGCTTTAAGTCGCCTTCATTTGCGGTTAAGGTGATGGCTTTTACTTTGCCCGGGTCCTCGTTGAATATACGGCAGAGTTCTATGCTAAATTTCCTTGATTCTACTATTATCGCCATCTTTATACCTCCTCTTCTCTTACATTGTGTAGTCTCTCACTCATTTTACGACTCTCGGCTTACTTACTATGGATGTCTCTTCCCAGATGTGGATACCGGGGATGCTCGGTATCTTGGCATTGACGAGTTTGGTTATAGCCGGTCCGTTGATGACAAGGTATTCCCTGGGTACTTTATTGATGTCTTCAAGCTCCCATTTGCGGTTGATTCGTTTAGAGATAGTGCCTGTGCCAGTTATAACTCTCTTGCGTGGTTCTACCGGAAGCTCCTGTTCCTTAAGGTCTACAATCTCCCCGGTGGTTTTAAGCTTCCGTTCTGCCAGTTCTCTTTCGAGTCGGGCAGTCTCTTCGGCTTCTTTGCGGATTCGTTCTACCTCAGTAAGCCATACACTAACTTTCCGCTTGGTAATCTGTTCCGCCTGTGTGAGGGGCTCGGAAATAGACTTGAAGCTATCGTTTATCTTCTGTAGATATTCCCTTATTGGCGTGGTGTATCTCTTGCGATGCTCCTCCAGGGATTTCCTGTAGACTGATATGATGTTTAAGTCATTGGTAGATACAATGAGGTCCGAGTCTGCTTTGATGTTCCTGTCTTCGGCACAGTGCAGTATAGTCTGCGCCTCTTCGTAGAGCTTAAGGATAACAGGCTCTTTCTCAGGAGATATTATTATCTTTGCTGTTTCCTGCTCCCTTATCTCTATTGCCTCTTCCGGTGTTCCTATTCCTGTGGTGGTTTCCTTCTCCATTGGTTTTCCCCCTTTTTTATTCTTCTAGGTTTTACCTTCCGCTTTGGCGATTGCTTCCTCTAGTTCTGATATAATTTTCTTAATAGCAAGTGTCCATTCGGGGGAGTAGGTATCAGTTACGGCAGACCATTCGCCTAAATAGATTGTCTATTTCTCAATGGTTGACCCTATCCCCTCATACATTATAGGGGCAGCAGATATGAGTTGGGCGTTGTCGTATCTTTCAAATACACCATTGTTTTGGGGGCGTGGACATTCTGCTATAATACCCCTGTTTAAAACAGTTACTCCGTTTCCAGTTTTTTCCCATTCACCTTTTGTATAATCCATTTTAACCCCCTGTTTTGTTTAGCCTTTTATTTTCACCTCGGCTCTAGTCTAGCCCTAGATGATGACATTCTTGCTGAGCTATTCTTAAGTCTATGGCTTCCTGGTGGTATTTCTCGTTGGCGATGGTGGCACAATTCACAAAGCCCAGGCTTAAGGTGATTCTGGTGGCGGTATCGAATCCAGCTTTCTTGAGTCGCCTATTGTAGCCTAAGAGGTCTCCGAATCTGATAATCTGTTCTGAGGCTGGAACTGTACTTTTACCTGAGTCTTCCCAGTTGGTACAGAACTGCTCGATGAAGTGTTTGCGGTCTTTCTGATTGAGGTCTTTGAAGCACTCACCGGGCTCTTCTACTACGCCGCCTTCTTTGTTATAGTCCGGTTTGTGTCCTTCAGCATACATCGGACAGCAGAGTAGCTCTCCGCCTTCACTCCAGGTTAGATAGTTCCTGATGCTGCAGTAAGGCTTCCAATCTAGGTTGCTGTAGTCTGTTCCTTTGGTCTTCTTCTCTGGCATATTGGTTCCTCCCTTTATATTTAATACTAGGATAGACTAGCTTCATCCGGCGTTACTGAAACCTCTGCCATCTTTACTAGTTCTCTAGCTGTTTTTCGTGAGCATTTATATTCAAACTCGTGGTCAATAAACTTGATTTTGGCTCCTGTTCTACGAGTAACAAAGTCCACCCATTGACTGGATATATAGGGCTGCCAACCTTGTTTAATTGATGCCTCAACCATCCGCCTTGTCATTTTAGCCATTCACTACCTCCCTCTTTATCTATAGTATAATAATAACATATCACTTAGTGGTTGTCAAGTGGTATTACAATAAATAGATAAAATAAGGGTAACTATATACGTATTTGACCCTAACCTCGGCCTCGTCTTTGTGATCCAATAGAATGACCCAAGTCATAGGCAGATTGAACATCTTTATGCCTGCCCGTTCCAGCTTGGCTCTCATCTAATAAATCAGCTTTTAAATGTCGCCCCCGTCCTTCAAAGGCATCATCATAGCCTTGTTCATATGCACAACCAGCACATCTATGCCTTCCCTCCCCTGCTTGACTTTCAGGTAGGTCTTCAAGATCAGGTAAGTAACGGTGTTCATTAGTACAAATCATTTTAGGACTCCTTATAATTTACCTTTATTTACCCAAGTAGCAAATTGTTGCATATTGAATACCTGAAGCAAATTCCCGTTTCCTGCCTGAGAACGTATCCACTTTTCTGCCCCTTTTTTATATCCACCGCCATCTAGGACTAGTATGGTAGGACTCTGATAGTTCATTTGAATATTCAGGACAAGATATGGATACTTTTCGTCTACCGAACCTGAGGATTGTTGCCATTTTGATTCTATTACAAGATTATCAGGCCATTTTTGAGGATGATAGATGATGAAATCGCAGTATTGGGGAGTGCCATAAATACTTGAGCCTATGTGATAACGTCTACTGTAAATCGGCTGTTTCAAATATCTTGAAGGATTAAAGCGACTTTGGTGTAACCCAGTGTAACCTCTTTCTTCAAGCCGAGAAAGTATATATTTTTCAAGTACAGTACCAGTATAATTAGCCTGAGTGCCACCCTGTTTAATTGCCACTAGTAATTCCTTATTACTAATTCGTCAACCGAACCCCTACCTTCTGATTTACAGTTCACCATTCGGGGAGCTTCTACAATTGTAACATTCCAAACCGGAGGAATATAGAGACTACGGATAAAAGCTGTATCAGAGTTTGATAGCATTATCTTAACGCCCTTCTTGTGAAGTTTCAAAGCAAAGTCTCTTAATCGTTCTTGGTCTTTTTCCGAGAAATCTAACTTAGTATATTTAGTAAATCCGTTGATACTAGCAGGATGATAAGGTGGGTCGCAATAAACAAAGTCATTCTTATTCGGCTGGATTTTATCAAACTCAAGGTATTTAATATCAGCTTTTAGAAGTGCCTTACTACTCGCCAGGATATTTTTACGCTGAATTATATCGGGATTATTATTACGTCCACGGGGTACGTTAAACTCACCCTTTTTATTTACCCTATAAAGGCCGTTATAGCAAGTTTTATTCAGGTAAATGAAACGAGCAGCAATATCTATCGCATCCTGTAAATTATGCTGCGAGCGAACCTTATAGTAATACTCGTCACTATCCTTTTTATCGTATTCTTCTAGTTTTGCTATAAGTGCTAATGGATCGTTCTTTACTACGGCATAGGTCATTATCAGTTCTAAATTACTATCGGATATATAAGCCTTATCCATTCGTGAATAGATTTCATAAAAGAGAGCCGCACCACCAGCAAAGGGTTCGTAGTAATCCTTAAAATCAGTTGGTAGCAATCTAACAAGATCGCCTATAATAGCCCTTTTACCACCCGCCCATTTTACAAATGGACAAGCCCCGTTTTTTTCTGTGGGTTCTGCCTCTGTTTCCTTTGTATTAACCCTAGAGAAACGCTCAACTGCTTCCTCAAAGGGCATAGGCAAAGTAAAGAGTTTTTCTGATGCTGGCTTATGCTTCATTGGCTATCAATCCTTTGTATGTTAATCTGCGTCCGCAGTTGCAAAGTAATGATGTAAAGCCCATACCATTATCATCGTTCCTTAGATTATACCTGAAAGAGAACTCATTTAGATACCTTTGCAGGTGCTTTTTACTGGTGAAATGATAGATGCCAATAATTCCACGTTTTAATAAAGAGAAAAAGCCCTCTGCGGTATTAGTATGGGCGTCTCCGTTTACATACTGTCCGTTAATATGATTTACACTGCTATGAAGATAAAATGTCTCCAAGCCTTTATAGGCACGGTACTCATCTGTGTATATTTTCGTTCCTAATGCTACGTTATTATGCAATAAACCTTTTAAAGTGTGGCTATTAGTATCTAGCGTCTGAAATGCTCTTAGTTCACCACCACGCTGAAGTATTACTACTGCGGTTGTTTTGGTTTTAGTGCTACGGCCTTGAGTACCAGCTACTCTTTTACAAACGTGCTTATTCTTTTCCTTGCCCCCGATTAAGGTTTCATCAACCTCTACAGAGTGCTTAAGAGGGGCATTGAAAGCCTTTGTTTTCGTAGCTTCTCGGAGACGATGAGCGATAAACCAAGCCGTTTTCTGTGTAACACCGAGATCTTTACTTAGTTGAACCGATGATATTCCCTTCTTGTGACAAGTAAGAAAATAGATAGCAATAAACCACTTCTGTAGAGGTATTTTTGTATCCTCAAAAATCGTTCCTACTTTAATACTAAACCGCTTGCGGCATACTCCGCATTTGTGATTTTTGTTATCCTTGAAATGATATACTTTCTGACTACCGCAGTAAGGGCAAAAGGAACCCTCTCGCCAACGTATTTCAGTAAGGTAATCAACGCAGGATCGTTCATCAGGAAATCTCTTTAGCATATCTGTTAGTGATACAAATTGTGGTAACATTTTCTTACTCCCTACTTTCTATATCACTATTATACCACATTATAGTGGGTCACGCAAGTATATAGTTACCAAAATAAGTCCTAGACCTGTAAGGTGTGTAAGTCTAGGATGTTCTCTCCGTATCGGCTGAAACTACACCAGTGGGCGTTTTAGCCTACTATACGAACTTTATATAATAGTATAGGTCTCGTAGATAAACGGCTGTGTGTCCGCTTGAGAGCCTCTGTTTAAGAAGTCTTTAATACCTCCATCAATCCATAAGCTCCACCAGATACCACCCCTAAGCCGACCAGGAAGCCGACTAGAATCCAGAAATGCTTTTTAAGGGAGTAAATCTCTCTGCCTTGTCCATCCACCTTACCGCAAAGCCCTTTGTCTTGAGTGCCCGGCACTCCGAGTATAGCGGTGTTTAGAGTGACTACTGTATCGTGAGTCTCTCTTACCATCATTTCGAGTTCGCTGTTCTTAGTCGGGTTTTTAGGGGGATTCATTATCTACCTCTTTCTGAGAAAAATAACCTGCCTCTATTTAGAAATGTCTTTACCAACACATAGAAAAAGAATACTAAGGATATTATAAGGATGACTCCGGACATCAGCATTTCAATTACAGTCGGGAATGAGTTTTGATGAATAACCTCAGCCGAGCCGAACTGCCAGATTGCCCAGAAGATAGCAAACATAAATCCTGCATTGATGGCGAAGAGTACCAGTACCAGGAGTAACGCTGTCCTTTTAACATAGAAGCTCATTTAACTGTTACCTAGTAAATCCCATTCGTGCCATTCAAGCAAGGTAGGGCTTCCAGTGCTAATAGCAACTTTATAGTAATGGTTAACTAGCACTATAAAAGTCATAGAGAAGCGAAGTGCCCCTGAGGTGCTATCTGCCGAGCCCTGTTTGTTAATAACAGTAGTAGGTGGTGTAGCTGAGTCTGTGAGAGATTCTACCGTTTCAACTTCCTCAGCTGTGGTAGTTATACTTACAGATACAACTTTTATTTTCCCACTAGTATTTTGATAAATAGTGTCTAAAGCCCTTGAAGGTTCTGAGTGGCTACAGTCATCCATCCATCCCTGAACCGCCAGTAGATTATCTCTAACGTGCGTATTCATCAGCGCAGCCGTTACGACCTCGCCTGTTACCCAGGTTCTAGGTGCTGTCCAAGCCATCTTACTTTACCCCTCTGTCCTTATTCTCCCACTCTAATTGCTTGATGGTTTCCCCTAGCTCCCAGTTCCTATTCACTTCGTTAGGTCTACGCATAAGGATAGCTTCAATCTTCTCCTTATTCTTAGTAACCTTGACCGGTATCACCTTATCTGTATAGTTGTTTCCGCAAGAGGTACAGAAGAAGAACGGACTCGATTGCCAGTAGAAATCTGCCCCGGAGCAGAACGGACAGTCTATAATCCATCTGCCGTGATTGACTCTTGGAGCAAGAATCGTGTCAGGGTATAGGTCTTCCGGAGACACGGATAGACTCCGCCTGGCATAGTGCCGGTAGAATTCGGAGAAGCTCTTGAAAGGTCTCCTCCGCCTTCGCCCTAGAATATCCTCAGCAGTCCTTATCTTGCCAGTATTTACCTTGTCTACTTGTACCATTGTTACCCTCCCTTTAATATGCCAACATTGTATTAGTACCCAGTTCCGAGAAATCCATTACCCAGTATTCCTCGTCTTCTGCTTTTACTATATCATAAGTCACCCGATGCTCTTTACCGAAGTTATCTATCTCGTGCCGCATCTTGTTTATAAAGAACTCGTCATCAAGTCCGAGCCGGGCAGATACTACACGGATGCGGTCGGATATATTCAGTGTTAGTATATTGCCCAGGATAGTTCCGGTGGTATCGCCTTTAGAATGTAAAATAATCTGATACCTGGCTTTAGGGTCTTTGCATCCGCCCACTACATAATCAGCGAAGTCCTGGGCTACCGGAGAGGATATAAGAAAATCCCCATTTAGATTAAGGCTTCTTTTCTGGTATTCTCTTTGGGAGTCGTTGTCATAGGCGGTCCGGACTATATTATCCTCTTCGGTTATCAGCTTGCCCCTTATCTTTAGCAGGGTGATGTAAGCAGGCTGGCTTGCTCCATTGGTGATTACGAACCTGGCTCCCTTAGCCCATATCGTTGGCGTGATGGTTATATCCCCGGTCAAGTCCGTGCCTCCGCCTCCTGATGCGGAGTTAGCCGTATAGTCTGTTGTCGATGCAGGGTTCTCCATATCGTCATAGGCGTAAGAGAAATCGGCTTCGATGGTTATGGATTCACCGACAGGGATAAGAGGCGTTCCCTGGAGTGTCCAGGCATCAGTTAAGCCTCCTGCTATGGTTCTCGGTATGAAAGTGGCGATTGCTTCATTTATAATATCCTTGTCTCTGTGATAGGGTTTTATATCCGCCATAGTATCATTGAAGGTAGCCTGTACTGTATCGTGAGGGGATAAGAGCCTGTGATGCCTGTCTTCATAGACAGCCTCGCCAGATCCGTTTACATAGAAGAAGCCTAAGCTTGAATTCTTAATCTCATTGATTGCGTCTAATGCCTTTACCTTGTGGAAGTAAGCATAAGGGATTGTATCTTGTCCGTCATCAAGGTTAGTTGCCATAAAGCCTAGAATAGTCTCTGAGCCTAGTTCCGAGGTATCGAGAATCCAGGCTGCGCCCTCACTCCATCCAGCTAATCCGAGCAGTTCTACTATCAGGTCGCCATCCAGGTAGTCTTTATAAAGCGGAGTCCTTATATCAGTCCTGGCAAGAGTTTCCATACCATCTACACAGTAGAACTCGGTTGTCCTTTTACGATGCTGAGGGCTATCGTTAAGGTCCGATAAAAAACCAGTAAAGAGATTGACGGCATTAGGGGATGTCGCTTTTAGCAGAACGCCCCTCCTGGTTTTCAAGTCTCCGTAGTATGGACTGGAACTCTTCTCAGGTGAGAATCGGTTATCAGTATTTACCAGGAGCAGTTCGCAGATGCCAGACATAGCATCGTTGAGTTCTTCATCCTTACCTCTCTCAAAAGATGCCCTCTGGCAATAGCTGGTGATGTCCTCTTCATAGACTCCATCGCCATCTAAGTCGAGTAGTACCTGGTAAGTCGCTGCCATTAAGCTGTTCTCCCTACTGTTCGGAGATTGTTTCTTCTGCCCTCTGAGAATATCAATTCGGCGAACTTACGAGCCTCTTCCCTGCTTCCCATAAACGCCTGAGATTGTATTATGATGGTGTCTCCTCCAAGCTTAGGCGGATAACCAGAGTAGACCTCTCCGCCTCTGGCATAAACTGGCTGGAGGCTACCAGGTGCGCCCGGTACTACCCCTCCGTTATCCATTAGCGGAGGTGCGCCTGACGCCCTACCTGATGGGCGGTCTCCGCCCGGTGATGGTGTTACTGTGTTTTTAACGCCTGATATATTTTCTATGAATTCAGGGAGTGATACTGCTATCGCAGCCAGCGATGCCATAGCCACTCCCAGAGCTACCCATCCAACCGGACCCATCGCTGCCAGGGTAGCCATTAGAAGAGCTAGTTTAGCGGTTAGTGCCGGTATTACCTTAGTCCAGATAAACACTACGGATGCCTTCATAGCAGGTATAAATGTAGACTTGATTATGTTGCTGACAAGCATATAGCCTCCGCCTAGTCCTAGAAGCCCTGCTGTTAGAAGCGTTATCTGCGCTGCCATCTTGGTTACTTCCGGATGTTCCTTCATCCAGGTAACGAAGTCTTTAACCGGGTCAAGAACACTTTGAACGGCAGGGAATAAGGCAGTACCGAAAGCTTCCTTGAGGTCTCCGATGTTATTTTCAAGAGTAGCGAATTGCCCTGCCATTGAAGCTCCGAACTCAGTAGCTTGACCTGCGAATAGTTCGTTTAATATCCTCCATTTTTCCTGTTCGGTTTGAGCTTTTTTAATAGCCGGGATATACCGTTCCAACATACCCCAGTTACCACCCATAGCGTACATAATGAGGGTGTTGGCTGATGCCAAGTCTCTGCCTGTGCCTACTGCCACATCCATAGCAAGCGTAAGCATCTTTTGTGCGGATTCTAAATCGCCGGTCATTCGAACCAGCGATGCCAGAGCCGACCTCTGCTCTGTATCGGCAAATGAGGTTGATTGCTGGTTAGCGTCTAGCCACGCTTCAAGGCTCTCTCGGCTATCATCGTAGCTAAGTCCTACATTCTTCATAGCTATAGATAGCCTGATGATTCCCGCTTCCTCATCCGCTGCAGCCTTTACAGCCTTTAACATTCCGGCAGCCAGAAGAGCAGAAGTCGCAACCATCGCTGCTGCTGCTACCTTCCACTTATTAGATAGCCCATCGAGCTTTTTCTCGACCTTATCTACAGTCTGCGATGTCTGGTCTTTACCTATGAATTTAGTAGTTACTTCGTTCTTAGCCATTATTTATTCGCCTTGCTCATCCTCATATTATCCGCAAGAGTATTCATCTTATAGAGTTTGATTATCTTACCGGCATCTGTGTTCTCTAACGCCTTGCTGTAACCAAACATCCTATATATCTCTGCCCTCATTAGTTCATACGGCACGGATGAACCCCCTGTTTGAAACGCCTCTATAATTTGCCGTTCTTGACTTTTGGGACTGTTTCTACTATCGACCTGGCTGTGAGTATTGTTAGATTCAAGAGGTCAAACGGAACTAGGTTAAAGCCCTCTTTGTTACAGGGAATAGGCTCTCCCTTTTCGTCTACAAAGTTCCAGCTTATTAAGAGCATAGCCAGTATGTTATAAAGACTTTCCTTTACTTTAAGAATGTCATTGTTTGGCGTAGATTCGAGTTCGGCTATTGAATCGCAGAAGCTACCGAAGGGGATGTTAGTTCTCATATCAAACTCCCACCCCTCATAAGCTCCATCCAGTTTGACCTTCTCGGTAGTTACAGGTAGTGCCCTCTTCTTATTTTTAACCATTGTCTCCCTCTCTTAACTCTGTAAATTTCTTAAGGATATATCCGAGTATAACGAAAGTCCCGATAAATCCTGCCATAAACAGTAATACCTCCATAGCATCTTACGGATTGCCTTTAGCTAAAAGTACCGAATGTTACTGTTCCGTCTACCTTAAACGATGCCGATAGCTTTACCATATCGCCAGGCGAAGCATCCATCGATAGGTTCTCCAGGAAACAAGTACCGGATATTTTAATATAGGTAGCTGTGCTTCCGTATGGTCCTATTTCGAAATCCCTGGCGGTGGCAAAGTTTCTGATGCTCTGTAGTACCGCCCAGATGCCGGTATTGGCTGTCGGGTCAAAGAGAAAATCGATGTCAAAGGAATTATCCTCCAGTTCATCGCTTGCGTACTTGTGACCTGAGCTACCCATTACTGTTACATCGATGAGCTTGTGACCTGGGAAATTACCTCTAAAGGATGTTATGTAACCTGTGAGTGTCCTCTGGGTATCTCCTGAATCATCGAGTAAGAATACTACATCTTTTCCTGCTTCGAGTGCCATAGCTGTTTACCTCCTTTTTTATAGCCTCTTAAATACGACTGCGAATGTAGCTGAATATGTCGGAGTGCCAGCCCAGGACACTCGGACATATCGTTTAATAGTTCCTGTATCTGATTTCTGCTCTGAGGTGATACCTGTAGCCGTAGAAAATGTAAACAGGTCTGTGGTATCGCCTGAGAAGTTATCGCTTGAGTGCTGTACCTTTACTATGAGGTCGTCATCGCCTCCACAGGCAAAGACCTGTAGATAAGCCTTCGCCCCATCTGTACTCTGCGCCCCCTGGTCGATTACAGTATGGTTGCCGTCTGAGGTCTTAGTAGCCTTCGGGAATAAGAGGACTGCTCCGTCTTCGGCTTTCTCTTCAAACTTAAATGCTCCAGCCAGCGTTACCATATCGGCAACCGGAGACTCAAGGTTATATTTATCAGCCTTGACCTGCCCGGCGATTGCCGGGTCGCCTAAGGTTGTACCCAGTAGAATACATAGTTCGGTCTGAGTTTTCCTGTAGGCATCCAGGCAGGCTCTAAGCCCGGTGGTATCGGAGTGGTTATCATAGAATCCATCAAAGTCGAATGTATCATTCGGCATAAGAGGGAAATAACGATGTCCGTCTTCCCCGAAGCCTGTAATATCCTTCATAGGTCGTGATAGTGGGATAGTAAACTTATTCGACCTACCGCTTATATCATATCCGCCTAAGTATATCCTGGCGTTCTTTCCTGCTAATGTCATTGTAGTTTCACCCCCTAGTAAGCTTCCTGCTTGATTAAGGATATTGGCACGGATATTGCCTGTAGTACCTCAGGAGTCTTAATTATATCCGATAGTGCGATATTGCCCTCAAGGAAATGCTCATAGCCGTAAGAAGATTCCCCTGCCTGTAGCAATTCTACTATAGCCCTGGCGTATCGGTTCAGCCTTAGCCAGCGTGTCTCTTCATCGTCATCAGAAACGAATATGACTATAGATAGATAGTTCTTTACATCAAGATTGACTCCCCTCTGGGTCATAGCTTCCCACTCTTCACCGAAGAGGACAACGCAAGGGGTCTCCGGTACTTGTCTCGGCATCGTGCCAGTGTACCAATGCTTTATCTGTTCTAGCGAGAAATCCTTATATTCAGTATCAAGGGTCGCCAGTTTAGCGTTAAGGTTCGCCTGGAGATAAGTCTTCAAGGCTGTGACTGCGCCCTCTATTAGAGTCAAGCTCATAACAACCCTGCCTTTTTAGCCGAAGCTACGGCGTAACTCTGTGCCATCTTCATCCAGCGTTTCTTATCCGATTCCGTGAGTTCTATTACCGGTCTGCGTGGTAACTTGGTTCTCGGCATAACGGACTGGTGGTAGATGGCGTAAGGTGTCATAGTACCGAGTTCGATATTACTGTTTGTCATCCGTTCAATGTAATCCGATCCAAAACCTGTGAGGGAAGACATCAATCTCCCGGACCTCTGGAGTATCGGTTTGCCTGGATAGTTCTTACTCTTCCACTTAGCATAAGAGAAGCTTAATCGTTCCCAACCGCCACTACCATAAGAGCCTTGAGATTTGAATTGCTTCGCTTCGATGCTCTTAAAGTCCTTCGCTATATCCCTGAGTAGTGGTTTAATGTTCTTGAACGAGCTACCGAATCTCGATAGCTTTCTTTTTAATTGGACTTCACCGCCTACCTCTAGCGTTACTTCTATCATTAGAAATCCTGGTCTTCCCTTCTCATTCTAAACGGAGGGTCAGGGAATTCATCCTTGTCCGCCATATCCGTATAATAGCTTGAAGCGTCTTCTCCGCCGGTGCTTGGTTCGATGGTGTCTGGAATCTTACCATCTGCCAGCATCTTCATATAGCGTTTGAATATATCATAAAGCCATTTGCCGTGACTGGTTGATCCTGCCTCTGTGGTTTCCGGTAACATACCTTGCTCTGATAGTCCGGCTGCTCCATAGGCGTTTATGGCTTTCAAGAAGTTCACCAGGTTAGCAGGCGTGGTAACTGGAACTGTATAATCTTGTGCCTGTAATACTGCGTCTATCTCGATGGCTACTGTATCGATAAGGCTGTTTACCTGGGTAACGCTAGGACTGGAATCGGTATCGTATTTCCTCTTAGGGTTTAATGCCTGGACATCATCTAGTGTACAATAAGCCATAATCTACCCGCTTTCAGCTACAAAGAGTTCGCCCGGCTCTGTGTTGTCTTTATAGCTGGCTTTCGTTAGTTCGAGTTCCCAGAGGTAACGCCCTGCTGTATCAAAGTCGCCGTCTACTATAGTGTAATGGCAAGTTCCTGACGCTGCTACATCCAGAGAACAGGCGGAATTTACCAAGAGGGATTGTCCTGCTTTCCATACCTTTAGGGTAACTGTTAAATCTGTGAGGTCGTGAGCCGTGCCGTCATTATTATAGACTGTGAAGTTAAGGGCTATTCCGTAAGTTCCTTTAGGGATTTTAATTTTATCGCTTATAGCCTTAGCCATAATCGCCCTCCAGTCTAGCTTTCATATCACGATTCGGCAGATACACTTCAAAGGACATCTGCCTTCTCTGTACCATTATATCTCTTTTGCCGAGAAAAGCTGTTATTGCCAAGCTTCTTAGATAAGCTTTACTGTCTCGCTTACTCAGGTAAGCAGAAGCGTTTTTATCTGACATTTCTTACCTTCAATCAAGTCTAAACTAGGCTAATCTGTGAGCTATGATGTATGAATTAGTTAACACCTTTGTATCGCTGGCATTTGCTGTATTCTGAGCCCACCTGACGACAAGATTGCCGGGCGTTGCTCCACACACGGCTACCCCCATCGCCATCATACCGCAAAATTCTGCACCAATGCCACGGACATCTATTGCAGCACTGCCTTGGTCTTCACTCCAACCGACAGAAACAGATGCGTTGGCAGCATTTCTATGGGCAACTGTCATTAACGCATTCGCATTTTCCGGAACATCTACATCAAACTTGAAATCAGGTGTCGCTCCACTATTTATAACTAGGAACAGAGTAAAAGCCCACACTTCGTTGGCAGCCATAGCAAACAACAACTCATCATCGTTTTGTAGGGTATCAGAGTTGTTAACTGTTTCGTCTGTTGTTTTACGGATTACGGTATTATGTGCCTCATAATCAGTGATATGCGGTAAAAGGTCTACTGGCTCAAAGAATACCTTAGTAGCTGAATAAGCCCACCCAACCTTTTGGATTATACTGTTTAAGGTACTCGGCGCAGTCTCGGTCATTTCCCCTGCTGTTTCGCTGGCATACAGAGAAGCTCCTACTGTCCAGGTCCAAGAATCATCCCTTGCGAATCCTTGTTTTAAGAACACGCCATCGGCATCAGCTAAGATTGTAGCCATAGCCATAAACAAAACTGGCATTGTACCTACTGCCGAAGCGTCTGCCTTCCAGAGTTTGCCATCACTCTTTAAGTAGCATATCTCACCGAAAGCAAGATTCTCTCCTGCTGTTGCCGTCACCTTTGAACCGCTGCCGGATAAATCAGATGAGGGTGATGGATTATAGCTTACTATTACCTTAAGCTTTCCATCGTCATCCGTAGCGAATATTTTAGGGTAGCCACTCGTTGCTTTTCCGGCTACCTGCGTTGCGTGTTTATCTTCTTCGTTTTCAGCCATAACACGAACCCCCTAAATTTATATTCTCTTTTGCTATTCTACTACTTCAATTCTTCTTAAGACTGGTATGCCGAGCTTCTGTATCTGAGTAAAGTTGTCCTCCCAGTTCTGAGCTTTGAAGCTTTCGAGGTCGTCTTTGTCTATGACCATATCGGCATATAGTTTGACCTTGATTTTAACTTTCCCACTATTCACTTGACTAGCCTCCTTCAGGGATTACTGGCGGAGGGGATTCAAGCCCCCTCCGCCGTGTCTATTCTATTCCGATCCGTCTATGCGTCTACTATCTTGACGGCTGTTCGTGGGTCGCCAAAACCGACCTCGAACCTGGCATCTACACCGAAGAGGAATTTCTTGTTAAGGAATACATAGGAGTCCTTCGGATTAGTTACCGAGTCGAATGTCGGGCTTTTGCGATTCTGGAATATGAGGGGTTTAACCTCAGCGGTAGTACAGAGTACATACCAATCCAGAGAATCCGCATCCACCCAGGGGCTTTTGATGATGTTCTTTACGAAGTCTGATTCAGGTCTAACAGTACCGGCTACACCTGGCAGTAGGGCATCCCTTATGGGGATATACATAGTCGGGGAGCAGACGATAGCATCAGGCTCAAGGTTCATCGGCTTGCCCCGGTCATCCTGGAAGTTTGCCATCGCCACTATCGCAGCTGCGAGCCCTGCCCGGATTTCCGCAGCTGAGGCTGAGTATGCTCCTGATAAGAGGTTATCGATGTTACCGCTATCGCCGATTGTCCTGGTATCGGCAAACATAGCCGTGCCATCGTAAGCATTGCCGTTGTCATCCAGGTGGGAGAATATCTTTTCGTTAAACGCCCTTAAGGCTGCTGATGCCAGACCTTGAATCCTAGGCATATACATACCATACTTGTCGTCCTCGATGGTATTTCTATCTATGCCGATTGTCGATTCGTACTGTTTGTTAGTGAGGGTATAGT